CCGTACTGAAAGTGGTGAACTCTTTGCTTGTTGTGCGCCTACCTTAGAGGCGTGTAGAGAAAGACGGGACAAATGGCTTAGTTCACGACAATAAGCCAATTGTCGTGTATAACGATTGAAGATATTTCGTTATCTTTGGTTGTGGTAGTACCTTTGGGGTACTATCTTTTATGTATAAATTTTATAACGATATAGTGATATGAAGATTAATTATAATGGTCAAGAGATAGAAGCGTATTCGCTCATAATGACAAAAGAAAACGCTTTAGATATTTTGAATGGTAAAAAGAGCATAGAAACACGTATGCTTAGCGCCAAATATGAGAAGATGTTCACGGACTTTGCGCAAGTTGACGAAAACGAGAAATTTAGAAAAGCTGGACGCGAGCAAGAATGTCAACCTATTTTAAGGACTGATATAGAAGCTATTCATTTTTATAGTACTGGTGCACCATGGACACTTGATGTCGCCATTGATGAAATTGGTATAGGCGAAATAACAGAAGAAGGAATAAAGTTCATGCACGATGAATTTGATTTTCATGATTTCGATGAACAGCTAGAAGATTTCAAGAAAAATCCGCCCGAAGAAGTGCCATTGTTCTATTATTTACATATCTGTGAGATTATTCATCATGATGGATTGAAATAATATAAGCCACTTCGGTGGCTTTACTTATTGGTAAAAAGATTGTTTAATTTAAAATTTAAGATTATGGGAGAAACTTACGCAACTGATGCGAGCGGTAATAAATATCGCACTCGAAAAGACTATGAAGCTGGTCGTTTTCAATCTATGGGTAGAAATGCAGCCCAAAGAGCGAGAATTAATCGTAAGGTAGGTGGTAGGATTGCTTGATGATGAAAAAGGCAATAGATATAATAAAAACTATCGCCGAAAGGACTGACAGGGTTATATTGTTTCACTCGGCATCGGGTAAAGACAGTATAGCCCTTTTAGACCTTATTTCACCATACTTTAAAGAAATTGTATGCGTTTATATGTACGTTGTTAAAGACTTATCTCATATTAACCGTTATATAAACTATGCTTGTAATAAATATCCAAATGTTAAGTATGTGCAGATTCCTCATTTTGCAGTTTATTCCTATAGACGCATTGGGTATATGGGATGCGAGAAAAATGAGAAACAGAAACTTTACAGCATGGCTCAGCTTACAGATATAGTAAGGGAGAAATACAATATTGAGTGGGCTTTCTTCGGCTTTAAGCAATCCGATTCAATGAACAGGCGTTTGATGCTACGTACATACGACATGAACGGAATTAATGAAGCGCAAAAGAAGTGTTATCCATTGTCTGAATACAAAAATAAAGACGTCATGGATTATATTAGCAGGGCTGGTTTAATCAAACCGGAATCATACGATTCCAAGCATCAATCATCCGGAACGGACATAACGGATATTAACTACCTTCTTTTTCTTCGTAATAGATTTCCGGGTGATTTGCAGAAAGTTATAAATGAATACCCTTTGGTGGAACGAAAACTATTTGAATACGATTATGAAAGAACTAAAGCAAAGTGAGACAAGAATTATAAAGCGCTCCAAAATAAATCTGAATCCGATTAATCCTAAAAGGCATTCTGATGAGAGGGTAAAACTGCAAAAGAAGAACTTGCAAAAAGTGGGTTTCCTCGGCGGTATCGTATGGAATGAGAAATCGGGAAATCTTATAGACGGGCATCGCAGGATAAAAGCAATGGATTTGCATTATAAATACGATGGTACTTCCAGCACGGATTACAATGTTAAGGTTGAGGTCGTAAATCTGGATGATAAGGCTGAGAAGGAACAGCTTACATACATGGCCGTGGGAAATACTAAACCAGATATTGATTTGATAGCTGATTACATTAATGATATTGATTACTCCGATGTCGGTTTGAGTGAAGCTGAACTTAATGATATTCTATCCATAAGTGGTATTGATGATATTAGATTGTCTGATTCTTTAGATAATTTGCTATCTTCCCCGGTGAAAGAATCAAAGCGTCTTGATAGAACAGAAGAAGAAAAGAAAGCTCACATGAAAGAGGTTAAGCAACAGGTTAAGGCAGTGGCTAAGGAACGCCAACTCAATGAAGAAGCTTACATAATGCTTTCGTTCTCCTCCTACGAAGCTAAGGCTGATTTTTGTGACCTGCTTGGTATAAGTACAGATGATAAGTTCGCTAAAGGGGAAGGTGTTTTAAAACTGATTGAATAAGTATGGCAAAGCCGAAGTTTGATTTTGATGATGAACAGAACCTAATCCGTATTGAGGGTTGGGCACGTGATGGTTTGGACGATAAGCAAATCGCAGCAAACATCGGCTACAGTGAAGCGCATTTCTCTGTGTTGAAAGGTAAATTGCCTAAATTATCTAAAGCATTAAAAAATGGGCGTGCGCCCATTGATTTTGCCATTGAAAGCAAGATTTATCGTAAGGCTATGGGGATGAAGGTAAAAGTTCAACAGGCTATTAAGGTGAAAGATGTGTTTTTCGATGAAGAAGGTCGCAGATGCGAGAAAGAACGGGTAGAGATTGTGGAATTAGACCAAGAAGTACCACCTGATACAACAGCTGGTATTTTCTGGCTCAAAAACCGTAAGCCCGAACAATGGAATAGACCGGCTCCAAGAGCTGAAGATGATGCATATATTCCAACAGACATAGAGCATGGCATCAACATTGATTCTTGGATTAAAGACAAGCTGAAATGATAGTACCTCAAGAAATTTACCATCCATTATACGAGGATAAGGAAAAATTTATAATTCTTATTACCGGTGGGCGTGGTTCGGGAAAGTCTTTCAATGCTTCTACCTTTATTGAGCGGTTGACTTTTGAAATGACTCCCGTAGAGAAAATAGTTCATCAGATTCTTTACACCCGTTACACGATGGTTTCTGCCGGTATGTCTATCATCCCCGAAATGATGGAGAAGATAGATTTGGACGGTACCACGAAATATTTCAAGACCACAAAGACGGACATAGTCAATAAGATGACTAAGAGCCGTATCATGTTTCGGGGTATCAAGACTTCTTCCGGAAACCAGACAGCAAAACTGAAATCCATTCAAGGCATTACGACTTTTGTCTGCGATGAAGCGGAAGAGTGGACAAGCGAAGATGAGTTCGACAAGATAATGCTCTCCATTCGCAAGAAGGGTATTCAGAACCGAATTATCATTATAATGAACCCATGCGATTCCAATCACTTCATCTACAAGAAATACATTGAGAAAACTCACAAGCTGGTAGAGATTGACGGTGTGCAGGTTCAGATTTCCACTCATCCGAATGTGCTCCATATCCATACTACGTATTTTGATAACTTGGATAACCTTTCTCCTGAGTTCCTGAAAGAGGTGGAAGATATGAAGGTGAGTAATCCTGAAAAGTATGCTCATGTGGTTATCGGCCGGTGGGCTGACGTTGCAGAAGGTGCTGTGTTCAAGAAGTGGGGAATTGTTGACGAGTTCCCGGCTTGGGCAAAGAAAATTGCTTTCGGGCAAGACTTCGGTTATACGCATGACCCGTCTGCTTCCATTCGTTGTGGTATCGTTGATAACGCCCTTTACTTGGATGAAGTGGATTACCGTACTGGATTGCTTTCTTCTGACATCATCAAGACTCTTCGCCCGTGGGGATTGAAAGTCATAGCTGACAGTGCTGACCCTCGATTGATTCAAGAGATACACAACGGAGGAATCAAGATATATGCCGTAGAGAAAGGTGCAGGCTCTATCAATGCCGGAATTGACAAAATGAAAGATATGGAGATTTATATAACCAAACGCTCGTACAACTTGCAAAGCGAGTTCAGAAAGTATGTTTGGGCAAAGGATAAGGACGGGAACTATATCAACGAACCGGAAGACCATGACAATCACGGAATAGATGCTGTACGTTACTATGTATTGGGTGAGCTTCTTGGTAAGATTCAGAAGCCGAAAGATTTAACAGGAATATTCACACATTAAAAATATAAACTATGCCATTGAATTTAGAAGAAATATTAGCATTGCCTGACATCGGGCAGAAGATAAACTACCTGAAGAAAGGTAGGAAGACTGAACTTCCCGACCGTTGCAAACTTTGGGATGATTGGAATCCGGAACGACATGAAATCATGGTTGACAAAAAGAAATATCCGGACAGAAAGGTTCTTGAAAAAGAAGCAGAGAAGCACTTCGATGAAAAAACGGGTAAGACTTATGAAATCGAAGCAAAGTATAAGACTGAACCGGTGAACCGTATCTCCATTCCATTGGAACAGGATATCGTGAACATCCAAACTGCTTTCACGGTCGGCACAGAACCGTCTATGGATTGCATTCCGACTGATGATGATGAAAAGAAGCTGCTGGATGCGGTAAAGGCTGTATTTAAATCCAACAAAATCAAATACCAAAACAAGAAGATTGTCCGTGCCTGGCTCTCCGAACAAGAAGCGGCAGAATATTGGTATGTTACCGATGATGATTCGTTTTGGGCAAAGTTTTGGAAGAAAGTTAAGACTACGTTCGGTGGCAAGGTCAAGCCCACCAAGAAACTGAAAAGCGTGTTATGGTCTCCATTCAGAGGTGATAAGCTATACCCGTTCTTTAACGACGAAGGTAAAATGATTGCTTTCTCACGTGAGTATAAAAAGAAGCTCATGGATGATTCGGAGGTCACCTGCTTTATGACTATCACGGACAAAATGGTTTATCAATGGGATTTGTCTAAAGGGTATGAAGAAAGAACTCCTTTTACTCATGGATTCCCAAAACTACCGGTTCTCTATGCTTATCGTCCTGAACCTTATTGCAAGAAGATAAAGACTTTTCGGGTCCGGTTGGAGAAACTATTATCCAATTATGCTGATTGTATAGACTACCATTTCTTCCCACTATTGAAGCTAATTGGTGATGTAGAGGGTTTCATGGGTAAGGTTAAGGATAGAATGGTCAAACTTACAGGTGAAGGTGCGGATGCCCAGTATCTGACGTGGAACCAAGTTCCGGATACGGTACGTTTTGAAGCAGAAACACTCACTAATATGGCTTATGATATGTCAAACACTCCAAGAATATCCTTTGAGACGTTGAAGGGGGTAGGCAAAGCATCAGGAACCGCTTTCCGCTTTATGTTCATGGGTGCACATATGGCGGTAGAAAATCACGGTGAGGTTATCGGTGAGTTCTTGCAGCGGAGAGTAAATTTCATTGTTTCCGCTTTAGGCTCTATCAATCCAACCGAGTTTAGCAAGGCATCGCAGACCATTGACATAGAAACAGAACTGGTTCCATATATGATTGATGATTTGAATGATAAGGTGACTACTGCCGTTTCCGCTGTCAGTGGTGGCATCTGGTCAACGCGTGAGGGAATCATGTTTGCCGGAAATGCTGATAGGGTAGAAGAGGAACTTGCAGAAATCAAAGAGGAACAAGCAGCAAAGAATGAGCAAATCGGAGATAAGGGAAAGAAAAACGCCTCTTAGTTAGAAAAATTACGGGACTTATAGTTTTAGTATAAGAAAAATAGTTAGCGGTGGCTTCAAAGAGTTGCCGCTATTTTTTTTGCTCTTTTAAATTATAAATATTAGAATATAATTTTGAATTATAGAATTATATATGTATTTTTGTCACACGATAATTGAGTAACCAATGAGAATATTTACCGAACAAGCATTAAAAGAATATGCAGAGAACCATCCCGATTCAAAGGTCGCTTTGCAAGAATGGACTACCATTGTGAAAAGAAGCAAGTGGACCTGTTTTGCCGATATTAAGAAAACGTTTAATAGCGTTGATAGTGTAGGTAATCAACACTATGTTTTCAATATCAAAGGCAATAACTATCGTTTGGTAGTAGTGATTAAATTCACTATTCAGTTTGTGTATATTCGCTTTATTGGTACTCATAAAGAATATGATAAAATAGATTGCGCTAATATTTAGGATTATGACAAAGATAGAAAATCAAGCCCAATATGAATGGGCGGTGAAAAGAGTAGAGGAACTTCTTCCATTAGTGAAAGATGATACTCCTTTGAATGACCCAAATAGCATAGAATTGGAGCTTCTTTCTAATTTGGTTGCTGATTATTCCGAAGAACATTTTGCATTGGGAGAACCAACACTTGTGGATGTTCTTAAACTTCGTATGTACGAAATGGGGCTTAATCAAAAATCACTTGCAAAGTTGGTTGGTGTCAGCCCATCACGATTAAGTGATTATATATCTGGTAAATGTGAACCAACCTTGAAAGTTGCTCGTGAGATAAGCCGGAAGCTAAATATTGATGCAAATATAGTGTTGGGAGTATAAGTATAAGTTTTTGTCGTGATATATTTTAGGCGTGATTCATTCGGTTTCACGCCTTTTTTTATACCATTTTACGACAATCGTTTTATTGTCGTGTATCACCTATCTGATTATTTCTCACCCTCTTTATAAATAGCGAAATTTACCGTAGAAATTTATAAATCAAATTCATACGGTATGACAATCTTAGAACAAATCTTAGCAGGGCTACAACAGAAATTCGCTGGGGTGGACACTGCTATCTTAACCCGAATCGCTACTAAAAAGGCAGAGGGTGTAACGGACGAGACAAAGGTAAACTCTATTATTGAGGGTATCAGCTTTTCGGACGTGCTTAATTCCTATGGTGATTTCCGTGCCGGGGATGCTTCTTTCAAGTCAGTTCAGAACTACGAGAAGAAGCATAACCTTAAAGACGGTAAGCCAGTCGAGACTACCACTACTACCACAACCACCAAAGCGGAAGACAAGCCGGATGATATGGCTACCATCATTGCCAATGCAGTGAGTGCAGCCGTTAAACCGCTTTCTGACAAGCTCGCTCAGTTTGAAACGGAAAAGTCGCAAGCAACCCGGCAGGAGCAGATTATGGCAAAGGCAAAGGAGTATGGTATTCCCGAAAACTACGCCAAACGATGCGCCATTAAGGACGATGAGGACTTGGACGCATACTTCAAGGACTTGAAGCAGGAGTTTGCGAATGACGGCTTTAAGGGTGTAGTTCCTCCAGATACAGCAAAAAAAGAACTGGAGAATGAAACTCAGGCGTTTGCGAAAATGATTGCAGACGACACTAAAGAAATTGTAGAACAACAAAAACAGTGATTTTATGGCAGCAGGATTTAAGTATAATCTTGAACCGGAAGTTGAGCAGGAAGAACGCTACGACGTAGAAACCGGACGCAGACGCAGAGGTCCGTATAAGTTGGACACAACCAACCTCGTTGTCGGCTCGTACTTGCCCTCATTCACACCGATTGCAGCTGACTTGGTGAAGAAAACATCCCAAGTGGCTATCCGTGTGGAAGTATATGAGAAGTTTACGACAGGCTCCAATACCACATTGAAAATCAAGAAACGTTCTTTGGCTTACAAAGGTATGCACTTGGGTAACGGTGCGCATGGAGCGACAATCAACGCTATTGACAAGGCTGACAAAGCTTTTGATAAGCTGACGTTAGCGGCAGACTTTGGAGAAAATCTAGAAGCTGGAACAGTTCTTTACGAAGCGACAGCCGCAGATGGTACAACGCCCAAAGTTATCGCAAATTCAGCTCTGTATGAAAGGAAGCAGGTAGAGGATGGCATAGTATTGGTTTCCCTTTTGATGCGTGCGTTTGAAATCGAACCGACCAAGCTGGTAATGCCTTTCGCAGATATTGACAAGGCGAATATGCCGCACTTCCAGTTTAACGCTTTGGATGTCAAACAAGAAAAAGAAGCCGTATCTATTCCTAAGGCTTCTTCTAGTCAGGACGGTTTGATGAGTAAGGAAGATAAAGTCAAATTGGATGGGGTTGCAGCACAAGCTAACAAGTATACTTTAACAGCAGCTACGACTTCTGCTCTTGGAGGTGTAAGGCAGGCAGCCAAAGTGAATGATGCATCTGGTACGGTGTCGGTAGAAAACTTTAACGGATTATTGACAGCGTTGAAAAACGCAGGTATAATGGCAAAATAAAGAAAGGAGGACTAATATATGATGCTAACTATTCATACATTGTTTAATGACCCGAACATTGTAAATGCAGTGATTCAGCGTGTCCTCAAGACAAGAAAGGACACAATTTATTGGCAGCAGTATTTGGGCTTCCGTAGGACTACTACTCGTGTATTTAAAGACTACATCGGTCAGGTTACTGGCGTGATGGCTGGTTCCATCAACTCCCGTTATGGCGAAAAGCCTATCCGTGAACGCAGGAATATCGGTTCCGGATATGGTGAGATTGCCTATTTGGGTGACCGCTATCAAATCTCAATCGACCGTTTGTCTGACTTGCAGGACTTGATAGATAAGTATAATGCCGCCAAACCGGAAGACCAGAAAGCAGCCATGCGTGACATCGTGGACTTCATCTATGACGATTACCGTCAGGTATTGCTGGCACCGCACAAGCGTATGGACATTATCGTAGGCTCTCTGTTGATGACTGGAGCAGCAAGCGTGAAGAACAAGGACGACAATGCCGGAGGAATTGACTTATTGAACATCGACTTGCCGTTTAAGTTTATCAAGCCGGACACAGAGGATAAAGACTATTTCGTCACTTACTTGCAGCAGAAACTGAATGAGCTGAAATCTATTTACGGCACATTCCCCAAGATGATTATGAGCCGTGGCACATTCATCAAGAATATTATCGGTTCAAGTGAATTTGGAGATAAGTTCAAAATGCAGCTTACAGGCAATGAAATGTATATGTCTACCGGGCTTATCACCTCGCAACTGGCTTCTACCATTTTTACAGGTATCGGACTTCCGGCTATTGAAATCAAGGAAGATTATGTGGTAGACCAAACAGGTAAGAATATCCCCATTTATGCAGATGGTCGTATTTCCCTGCTTCCGCAGGATAAAATCGGTTATATGCGCTTCCACACTCCTTATGAAGCTGTGGATGGTGTACCGGGACGTAATTACACTCAGGCAGATGGCGATATGCTGATTTCAGGTTACAAGGACGGCAATGGTCGCTATCTGGAATACACAGCCGAATGGATTCCGCAGATTGCGAACCCGAACCTGATTGTGAACTTCGATTTGAGTGAGATGAACGCATGACAGTAAACGATTATATATTACAGAAGTTTCAGACCTTCGGCGTTAACTTGTCGGAGGCTGACCTTTTCGATATATGTCTGAACGCAAAGATAAGCGGAGGGGGTGAGATGAACGAGGATTGCCAAACACGGGTGTCGGTGGCAATTGCGAAGTTCATCCCCTCTCTATTGCTTCGTGCCACTTCCATCAGCGAAAGCGGTTTTTCTATGTCTTGGAACATTCAAGGCATTAAGGATTACTATTCATTTCTGTGCAAGCGGTACGGTTTGAAAGACGAACTGGGTAACAAACCTAAAGTGACTTTCTTATGATATTCGCTCCACACATATTGCAGGTAAAAGTTATCACCCCGATGGATAAGGACGAGTTCGGCAGACCTATTCCCGGTACCGGTGGTGAATACTGGCAGGAGGTATGCAAGTGCCGTTGTGATGATAACACTACCAAAGAGTTTTCATCTGATAACGGCTCTGTGTATCGTCCGAATTATCATGTGGTGTGCGAGAAAAGAATTACTGTCAAGACTGGCGATGAAGTACGTTGCATGGATGGTGATGGCGTAAGAGGTCAAGGCGAAGTCTACACGGTAAAGAGTACAAACTACTTTAACTACTCGGAATTATGGATGTAGATTTCGATTTCTCAGATGTCGACTCCTTTTTCGATGAAGGAGAATGGGAGGTCGAAAAGAAGATGATTGATGTAGGCGATGAAGCCGTGAAGTACGCAGAGGAACATGGGGATTATCAAGACCATACACTCACTTTGAGAACGTCCAATGATTACGATGTCAATAAAGACGGTTTGACATTGAAAAACGAAGCGGAATACGCATCATTCGTAGAATCTAAAGGGTATGATGTTTTGAGTAGTGCTGCTTTATTTGCGGAGAAACGATTAAAAGAAGAATTTGAAAAATGAAAAAGTACATTGGAACAAAACAGATTGAAGCAGAACCTATGACAATGGGCGAGGCTTATGAAAGAGGTTTATTACAAGTTGGCAGAGTGCCTGATGCAGAGTATGCAAAGCGCATGGGTTATCACGTTAAATATGCTGACGGGTACGAGAGTTGGTCGCCAGCGGAACCGTTTGAGGAGGCGTATAAACTCGCCGATACATCACTTGACCGTATGCAGATAGAAGCCGAAGAAGTCAATGGAAGATATGTAAAGTTAGCCGCTTTCATAGATTCAGGGAAAATGGATGAAGTCGTTAATGATATGTACAACAAGTGTTTACTGGAAATGCAGTGTTGTACAATGTTCGACTATATACGGCTTCTTGATACTCGCATACAGCGTATGCAAGGTTCTGATGGTGCAAAAGTAATAAAGATGAATTTTGGTATGGCTATTATGGCTCTCAAAGCAGGTTTTCCAATTCGTAGAAGCGGTTGGAACGGAAAAGGATTAATGGTGTTCAAACAGGTTCCAGCACATATTGATAGTGATATTATCCCCAAGATGCAATCTATTCCGCAATCAGCAAAAGACCTTATTCTGAAAGGCAAGGGCTTTATTGACTACACAAGCCAGTGTCTTATTTACAATGAGAATACCGGACGCGCTGATTCATGGGTTCCGTCTATCAGTGATGTATTTGCAGAAGATTGGGAGATTGTGGAATGATAGTAACTACCGACATAGGAAACATCCTCTACCGGGACTGCAAGGCTTTCGGAATAGATCTAGTGCCTGATGGTGAAACGCTGACGGGTGAATTGAAGTCCGAAAGGATTGTCATCCACACGAAGAAACAACAGCCGGGAAAGTATTGGAAGAAATCTTTCGCAGAAGTGAATCTATGTGTACCCAATTTAAGCGAGAATGAAGCGAACACAATCCGGCTTAACGAACTCGAAAGAAAGGCTGGCAAGCTGCTTGATGATGTAGTAAGCACCTATGACGGTACAACCTATCGTTATTCTATCGAATCAATTGGCACGGAAGCGGATACAGCTTTGAAATGCCATTACGTGAATGTGAGAATTTTATTTGAAGTAATAAATGTAAAACTATAAGATTATGATTTCAGCAGTAGGAATAAAAAGAATCTTGTTTGCCGACATTGATAAGGTAACGGCAGACATTACCCCCGAAATCGCAAAGACTTTGATTCAAGCCGCTATCAAAGCGAAAGATGAGGTTTTGAATGTACACGGGGAAACGTGGCAGATTGAGGAAACGGAAGCCTCTGTCACCGGGTACAAGAACCAATTAACGGGAAAGAATTACCGTTACGATGATGTGCCGGGAGAAGTATCGCCCGCTTTCTCTATCGGACAATATGACTGGAAGACCAAGAAAGCGTTCATGGGTGGCGATGTTATTCAGGCAACATCTAAAGATGTAGGTTGGAAGCGTGCTTTGGATAAAGTTATTATCAACAAAGCATTGTTCTGTCTGACCGATGATGATGTCTGGTTCATCTTCCCAAAATGCCGTATTGTTTCCCGTGAAGCCAATACGGATAAGGCAATTGCAATCGCTGTAAAAGGCTTGGTGCAGGAACCGGGAATCGAAGGTGTTTCTTCTGAGTATAACTATGAAGAAGGGCAGATTAAAGCTTTGCAGGCATGAACTACAGTAACCATTGTACCTACTCCTTCCGATGCGACCGTAAAGCTGGACGGTGCAACGGTCAAGTCAAAGCAGGTGAATGCTGGGGCTACCGTTCACTATGAAGTGTCGAAAGTGGGGTACGTCACTCAGTCAGGAGATATTAAAACCACTCCTTCTGAAGTTGATACCACTCTTAAAAAAGAGATAACATTGGTAAAAGCACAAGAGTGATAACCGGGGGATGGATATATACCATTCCCCCTTTTAGTTTAAGAATATGAATCAAGCAGCAAAAACGGTTTCTGATGCTTTGTTAGGGCTGGATTTCATGAATGTGGAGATAGGAGGGATGGTTTATACCATTAAACCTCCTACAATTAAAATTATCTGTCGTGCCATTCATCATTTTTCCAATATCGGCATGACTGGAGATAATGTCATGGAAGCTATTAAAGAGCTTCCTGAAGCTACTGAAGATATGCTGAAAGGTATTTCATGCTTTATCTGCGGGAATGATAGTTTGGTCAAAGAATTGGAGAACGGCACTTTTGAAGAAGTCAAAGATGCCTTGGAAGTCTGTTTCTCTATGATGGATATTTCGGCTTTTCAGTGTGTCAGCTCGATGAGGAACGTGTCGATGCTGGCAGCAAGACCGAAACAGTAGGAAACACAACGTTCTTCGGGCAGATAGCCCATTTGATTGACACGCTTCATTTGAGTTATACAGAAGTGTTTGAGATTATCCCTTATCGGAATCTGCTGATGATGCAACGGGATAAATTACGCGCAGTATATGGTGGTCAGAAGGTGAATAGAATCAGTGGTAAGGAATTGGCTAATCGTAGGAAAAAGAAATAGATATGTCAAAATTATATTTTAAGATAGGTAGTGACTGGGAAGAAGTTGTAAGACTTCGTAATGAAATTGCAAAATTAAAGCAGGAGTTAATGAGCATGGATGGCACGCAGACTCCTGCTGCTTTCAAGGCTTTGAATGCCCAACTTGCTGCATCCAACCAAAGATTGGATGAGTTGGTGACTAATGCAGCCAAAGCTGGAGCGGAGATGGAAACGGGATTCAAAAGGAAAATCTTCGATGCTTCTCAGGTCGTGAATGGATTGTCGGAAAAAATAACATTTCAACGTGGAACTATCCAACAATTGAAAAATGAATTGTCCGGTCTTAAAGACAAGTATCGTGAAGCATTAAAACAGGATGGTGATACTTCTTCCTTAGAAGCTAAAATAAGGTCTACAAATGAAAAATTGAAAGAGCAAAAAAGTTCTTTATTTAACCTTACCCAGGAACAGGCTAACGCCCGCTTGTCAGTAAAGAAGCTCCGCGATGAATATGCTTTGTATCGGCAAGATGGTGAAAAAAATGTAGATGTAACTAAGCAGGTGGAACAAGCCATGTCTAATATGGGTAAGAAACTGCTGGGAGGTTATTCAATCAAAGAATTCTTGTCAAGTATGATTCGTGTTCGTGGCGAATTTCAATCCATGCAGACCGCTATTGAGACTATGGTTGGAAAGGATATGGCAGGGCAACTGATTCCGCAAATCAAGGAGCTGGCTAAGATTTCTCCACTTACTATGTCAGATATGGTTGGAGCAGAAAAGATGATGCTTGGATTTAACATACAAGCAGAAGACACTATCAAATACTTGAAAGCCATTAGTGATATTTCTATGGGGGAATCCAGTAAGTTCAATTCGCTAACTTTGGCATTTTCACAGATGTCAGCAGCGGGTAAACTTATGGGGCAGGATTTGAATCAAATGATAAACGCTGGATTCAACCCGTTACAGATTATCTCCGAAAAGACCGGAAAATCTATCGCAACTTTGAAAGATGAAATGTCCAAAGGTGCTGTTTCCGCTGAAATGGTTCAACAGGCATTCATTGATGCAACTTCCGCAGGTGGTAAGTTCTATAATATGTCTGAGAATGCCTCAAAGACTATCAATGGTCAGTTGTCTATGATGCAGGATGCTTTGGATTCCGTGTTTAACGAATTGGGAACAAAGTCGGAAAGTGTTATCATGGACGGTATTCAAATGACAACTTCGTTGATTCAGAATTATGAAACAGTAGGTAAGATCTTGGCTGGATTAGTGGTTACTTATGGTACATACCGGACCGCAGTGATGCTTGTTACTGCTGCCGAAAGTAAACATACTCTTGTGGAGATTGGACTTACCAATGCCCGTTTATTGGCACGAAAAGCGCAGTTAGCTTTAAACGCTGCAATGCTTACCAATCCTTATGTGTTGTTGGCAACGGCGGTTGTAGGGCTTGGAGCTGCCATGTGGGCATTATCCGACAGCACAACATCTGCTGAACGTGCTTTGGACTCGTACAA